CTACCATCAGTACCATCATTGTTTCCCGTAGCATCGGGATGTATAATACTATTGCCTAAAGGCTTTACAGTATCAAGTCTGCCATCCTTAACTAAAGATGGTATCATTATTAGACTCGCTGAATCTTTTAAGCTGCTCATAGTATAGCGTTTAATTCGTTAATAGTGCAGGTGCGTGCTTCTGTAGAACCACCATCTGCAATTACTCTTACATCATAAGCATCAAATAGTACGCGCCCTGCGTCTGCTGTAGGCAGCGCCGTAAGCGCGTCTTGCACACATTGTGGCTGCTCAAATGTTAATCCATTAGCATTAGCGTAAGTTGTTAGCGTAGCAGTGCTGTCATCGCTTAATACTTCGTCTGCACTTAACTTATACCAAGCCTGTAATCCGTTACTTTCTGTAGTAGATACTTGCTCGTAAGTTTTCCACATCACGGAATTAATCTCATCGCTTGAAAGTGCGCGGTTCCATATCGCGACGTTGGCGAGGTTGCCTTCAAAAAATCCAATAGCCGAATTAGATGCCCGACCTATGGTTGCATCGGTAGTTGTACTTATTGTTTGGCTTGTTGCCGCACTATTGTTTTGGCTTCCATCTATGTATAAGCGTTGCGTAGTGCCGTCATAAGTTCCAACAACATAAACCCACTCGTTTCCGTGTGTAGTTGTTGAATCTACATCCGAGGCATTTACTGAATATCTAATACCTTCGGTTGTGTTTACATTAAATAAAATACCATCGTCGCTTGCGTCGCGAGCGTCTAAAAACATTTTGTTTGTAGCGTCATCATTCGCATAAACCCACGCCGCGATAGTGTGGTTCGTATAACTGAACGGGGTATCTAATTGTATATAATCACTCGTCCCGTTGAATTCGGCCGAGGCTTGTACGGGGTGCGTTAGTCCTTCTGGTTTAAATGTGTTTGCCATAACGAGTCCTTGTCTTACATATCTGGCTATTGTACCAGAGAACGATACAATAGAATTTATTAATCCTAGCATAAAGCATTATGCTATATAAGCTAGAACTCTACCCTCGCTAACAGATACGCTACTAAACAATCCATAGATAGTAACGCCCGGAGGTATCTCCGCAGAAACTAGATTGTCTCCAGACTCTGCCGTTACACTAATTACAGCATAGTCGGTAGCTGTAATAGCTCTATAAAATTCTCCAGATGTTCCGCTCCCTGCTGCGCCGATAGCTCGGAATCCTTTCTGGCCAAGAACTTGGCGCTGGAAGTTGGGAGTTGCATTTACATTTTCGTAAGACATTGTGTCAAGTTTTAAAAGTTCAAAATATTCAATACGCTAAGCGCCAAACACTTAGCAAAGATAATAATTATTGCGTTAGCATATCTAAGAGGTTCTGACCCTCATCAGTCAGTTCGCCACGTTTACCTTGACGCTGAGAAATCATCTTAGACTGCTCTACAGCCTGCTTCTTCACTCTATCGTCTTTAGCCTTTTCTTTTTTATCCTCAAGGTCTTCTCTGAATTGCATATCCTGCTGCTTCATACCCATCGTAGCTTGTGTCTTAGCCCCTTCAATCTGACCCTTAAGTTGGTACTCCAATTGAAGTAATTGAGCCTTGGCTTGAGCGTCTGCTTGAATCTCAGCAATCTTAGCTTGACTCTGCATCTGAATCTCCTGCATCTTACCTTGGCTAGATGCCTGTGCAGTCTGTTGATTCATCTGAGCCTGCATTTGCGAGTTCTGCTGTGCCATTTGCTGTTGCATACGCATACGTTTCTTACGACGAATGATAAGCAGGCGCTCGGCTTGGTCGACATCTTTAAGCTGTCTTACAGCCATCGCGTCCTCTAGGTCAATCTCTTTCTGAGCAAGAGCTACTTGAATGTTTTGCTCTAAGTATGCTTTTTCAGTATCATCCATTTCTGTCTGAACCTTAACGCCAAAGTTGTACATCGGTAAGTCTCCAAATGAAGACAACACCTCCATATTGCTCTTACCGATAGCTCTTTCGTACGCTTTAAACAATACAGATTTAGTAGGTAGAATTTGAAGACACTTAACAACGTCCTCGCATACTCTGCTGTATAAGTAGACAGCAGCATTAGTAATATCATAAATAGCATTATTACCAGCTGCAATAGCCTGCTGTCTTACACCTACCAACTGCTCTCCCTTAGGAGACGTACCGTCCATTACTTCATTAATACCTGTCGTATCACGGATAAGACGGAGATTATGGTTATAGATACCGATAAGTTCATTGATGTTCCTAATACTATTGTCCAGAGACCTAATTGGAGGGTTCTGGAATCCACCTTCTGGATTTTTGCTGCGATAGTAGAATACACCTGTTTGCTCGTAGATGTCTTGTATATCTAGCGGCTGTAGTTCACCACCTTTACCCAGCTGTACGTTTTCTAATCCTTCGATGTCTACAATCAATCCATCAGGCTTCGCCTTAGCGATAGACTGCTGGAGTTTTAAGTGGGAAAGCTGCAATTGGTCAGCAAAGCCGATTACAGAGCCTACAAGAGACTTAGGCATCATTCTGCGTAAGTTCGTAGCGACTACTGAATAAGACAGCCTAGCCTTTGTTAAATCGTGTGCATTCTTAGGTACATTTGATTTCTGTCTGTATCCGAACATACATCCCGTACCTATAATGTAGCTACCTCCGTATACCGTCTGAATGTTCATATTCATAGGTTTACGGTCGTACACTGACTCTTTAGGAGGCGTGTACTCAAATCCTTTGTAGTAGAAGTTAGTGTTGCCAAACTTAGAATCCTTTTCTTCAAACATCATATCGTCTGTAGAGAGGAATTCAAAGTCCATAATCTCTACGATAAACTCATCGTACCCGTATGTTGTACGGTCTAGAGTTTCATCGTAGTATTTGTAAGATAATTTATCTGCTCTATTCTGGTACTTATTCTTTACCCCTTGAGCTATCTTTTCGTACTCGTCTTCTGTAAGCTCATCACCAGCAATACGCTTAAGTTCTGAGATGCTAATTTTCTTGATGTGTCCTGCGTAGATGAGGTCGCTAAACGTAGGGTCTTCGGTGTAGCTATGGAAGAAGTATGCTGGGTCGATGTATTCTTCTTGGATTCCATAGTTCGGGTCGTTGTTTCTTTTAACAACACCCATACCGCAAGTAACTAAGTCGTTAACTGCTCTACGGTATATACGTTGGTCAAAGTCATTCCACTCTAGCGTAATATTGGTACCAACCTGCGCTGCAATCTCTGCAGCTGTCTTAATGTTAGTATCCATAAATATCTCAGCCTCTTCCGTAGTCTCTGGGATGCTATTGATGTCTGTACCTATATCTACACCTTGCTGAGACAATTCACGGAGCATCTCTCTGTTTTTGACTTCAAACATTTTCTTTGCTCTTTCCTCGTCTTTTTCTGATTGAGAAAGTGGGTCAAGGGCTTTAACGTTTGGGTAAGGCTTTTTAGATAGAATGTTATTTACAACAATCTTTACAAACTTAGGAACGATAGGTACTGGAGACCAGTCAAGGTTGAGTAACGTACCGTCCCCGCTGTTTGGGTCCAAAGAGTTTAGAATCTGTTTGTATATAGAAGTATCCTGTGTACCGTTCGCGTAATCGCGATTGGTTTCAAAGTCTTTAAGTCTGCGTCTAAACAAACTTCGTTCGTCATCAGACTGCCCCCACTGCTTTTCAATAGCTTGAGCGTACTTGATACCGTAAGACTTGGATGTCTTTTTAGAATAGTGTGCAAATGGGTCGGGAAAGTTTCCATATTTCCCTTTGTTGTTGTTATTATCGTACATATAGCGTTTCGCAGAATACTTCCTTGCAAATATACGAAAATAAAGACCTGTGTTTTAACGCCTTATCTCCTTGTTGTATCTGCGGAAGAATTGCTTATCATTAAACGAGCTAACCTTTTTCTCTTGTTTGAATTTTTGTGCTGCTAAAAGGGCTAATCCGGAGCTGATAGTAAGGTCATACTTGGTACGGTTGTCTATCTTATAACCAATCCAATCCTCTAGTGTGCGCTCAAAGTACATTTTACCCATCTCTCCAGTTTCTGAATTCACACCTACGTGCTCTTCTACATAAGCCTCTATAGCCTGTGCGTGGGATTGTATCACATCTACAGAGTTAGACGGAATACCTCTAGTCTTAACATTTGCAGCAGCATTAGGTGCTTTTAGATGCTCTGGGCGCTTCATAACGTACTCTTCGTATCCCCTTGACTCAAAGTACCTTACGATTCCATACTTGTTGTTTTCTATTAGCAGCGGGTATCCGTAAAATACCGCTGCCATTAGGATGTCTTCGTAAAATATTCTTGCAAGAGGAGGGCGAGAAGCATACTCAGCGACAAACATATTAGCAGGAGCAGACATATTGAACCTGTTGTAAAGGTGGCAAGCACCTTTTGAACCTCTGTTATCTGTTGTAGAATCCAAGTCATAACTATCCACACCGCCTACGCCAATATGGTCATTAGCTGGGTGTCTCTTATTGTGTTTAATTACGTATTTATTTTGCATCTCTGGCTTTGGGAGCCAAGCGATGCGCCATCTGCCCTGTGGATTGGGATTAAACATAACCTCCTTATCCTTAGCGCCTTCTTTCCAGCTGAAATTACCACGAACCACAGGATGTGGGTACAGCTCTTGATTGTACTGAATCTGTTCGTATATCTTACCGATATTAAAGGTAGAACCTTCAATACTATCACGCATTGCCTCATCAATAGTGAAGGGGAACTGACGTATGAATTCATTAAGCTCTCTAGCATCGTTCTTTAGCGCATCGCGCTCGTTCTTAAGATATGTCTTAGCACCGATATCTACGTAGTCACCGTCAATCGTCTGTACAGGTTTTTCAGGGTCCTCCACAATAGGGTTTCCGTGCTTATCGAAGAATCCTTCAAGCGCTTCATACGCGGGTATAAATAATCTATAAAGACCAGTCTTTGTTCTTCCATTGGCATTTCTATCTTCTGGGTCTGAATCTCTCCATATCTCCTTATACTGATTACCACCCTTATCCATAGGGTTTACCGTAGAACCTACGAGTGCCTTACCGATAATCTTACGACCTACAATAAGACAGGTTTTTTCAATGCGCCACGCCTCACGAATATCCGTAGGGCGCTCCCACTTACCCGCTTCATCAAGATACAGGATGTGTAGCTTTTCACCATCGTAAGCATTGTTTGTGGTATTCTTCCAGTTGATGATGGTATTTAGCGCCTCCCCTTTATTAGAGGTTTTGTTCTTCTTTGTGATGCGCTTAGACGGCTCACGGAAGGCTAACTCCATACGTGGATTAGTAGTACCGTCCTGTATAGGCTTAAAGAAAAATGGATAGCTTTTAAACATAGGGACTACCTTCTTCATAAAGATGTTCTCCTGCGCATCCTTACCCGTCTTAGACTGTATACCTAATAGCTTGTCTTTTACTTGCGTGCCCTCATCTA